GATGAATATGTCGTTGTTGAAGATGTTTTCAACGGAATAAAGATGGGAAAACTTATGATTGAGAAATTGGGATATAAATTACACTTCAAAAAAGCGAAAGACCACGGAAAATTCTATTTATAAAAATTTTTCTAATTTTTCTATAAAGGGTTTCACCATAGGGTGGTCTTGTATATCTGAATATTCCATACCCTTTGATTTCATATGTTTTATGGTGTCAATAATTCTTTGTAAACTTGAACCCACAAATTTTGATGCTTGAGGATATTGTTGTATAAATTCCGACAATTTGAATATTTTTTTTGATTCTTCAATTGGCATTTTCAAACTGAAAACTAATCTTCCTAACATATTTTTCGCATATTGGTCCGCATCTAACTCCATCTCCCAATATTGTTGATAAATTTTCTCGAAATCTTCCAAATCGTAATCTGTTAGAGGATTGGGCATTTTTATTTCTGAAATTTGTTGTTCGTGTCTTATTTCATGAAATAAAGTATAAAGAAAATCCCCCAAGGTAGCCATTTGACTTGGAGCACAAATTATAACTTGGTCTCTTGTTCTCACTCCTGCATATGATGGACAAGCATTTAAAAACTTCACATTGTAATTTGATTTTTCTATAAAATTTTTAACAAAACTTCTAATCATCGGTATCCTGTCTAAATAATTTTTTGGAAAAATAGATTTGAAATTTTCCAAAACTTTGTCAAGATTTGAAGTGGGGTTTTCTGAGTCAGACTCTCTTAAAATTTTTCTTATCAATTCACGCATTTCATATAAATACAAAAAAAGGGACTTATCGTCCCTTTTTTGTTATTTTTATTTCTTCTTTCTCAACTTTCAAATGATAGGTTTTCCCTTCGATGAATTTTCCTGTGAGAACTTCCTCAGAAATTAAATCTTCAACTTTGTCTTGAATTGCTCTTTTCAAGGGTCTTGCTCCATACAATTCGTCATATCCTATTTTTGAAAGGTATTCAATAAGACTATCATCGTATGTGACAGTATATTTTAATTCAGAAAGCCTGTTAGAAAGTTTTTTCAATTCAATCTCCGTGATTTTTTTAATATCGTCTTTTGATAAAGAATTGAAAACAATCGTATCATCAATCCTATTCAAGAACTCAGGAGAAAAGAAATTTTTCATTTCTTTCATGAGAACCTGTTTTCTGGCTTCCTCATTTGAATAGGAATTAGAGAAACCAATCCCTGTACCGAAATCTTGTAATTTTTTGACTCCTAAGTTTGTTGTCAAAATAATCAAAGTATTTTTAAAATTGATTTTTCTACCGAGAGAATCTGTCACGTGTCCTTCATCAAGAATTTGTAACAAGATTGTGAAAACGTCTTTATGTGCTTTTTCTACCTCGTCGAAAAGGATAACTGAGTAAGGTTTGTTTTTAACCTTTTCAGTTAGTTGTCCCCCTTCATCGTATCCGACATAACCAGGAGGGGCACCTACTAATTTGGATACAGTGTGTTTTTCTTGGTATTCACTCATGTCAACTCTGATAAGAGCTTCTTCTGAACCAAACATCTCTTTCGCAAGTTGTTTTGCCAAGTGTGTTTTACCGACGCCAGTAGAACCGAGAAAAATAAATGAACCGATTGGCCTGTTGGGGTCTTTGATACCCAAGCGGTTTCTTTTAATTGATTTAACCACTTTGATTACGGCCGAATCTTGTCCAATAACCTTACCTGTTAGCTCCTTATCCAAGTTTATCAGAGATTTTGTATCATCAACACTCATTTTGTTTACAGGAATTTTGGTCATATTTGAAACAACATCATAAACCATGTTCAACGTGATTTCTTGTTTTTGTTTCTCCATTTCCTCATCAAATTTCTTTTTCTCCGAATCTAATTTATCCAACAACTTTTTTTCTCTATCTCGTAATTGCGCCGCTTGTTCGTAATTCTGTTTTTTTACAACATCGATTTTTTGTTGTTTGATTTCCGCAGCCTTTTTTTTGAGTTCCTCAATAACCTCGGGAATTTTCACTTCTGTTTGCATACGTGCACCAACCTCATCTAAAATGTCAAATGCTTTGTCAGGAAATTCTCGGTCTGTAATATAACGTTCAGCAAGTTTGACACAAACCTCAATGACCTCATCAGAGTACCTGACCTTGTGATAAGATTCATATTTGGGACGAATGTTCTTCAGAATTTCTATAGTTTCAGCAACAGATGAAGCCTCAACAATAATTTTTTGGAATCGTCTTTCAAGAGCACCATCCTTTTCAATGTTTTTTCTGAACTCATCTAAAGTTGTGGCCCCAATAATTTGAATCTCACCACGTGATAAAGCGGGTTTGAAAATATTGGAACCATCCATAGAACCGGCAGAATTACCCGAACCAACCAAAGTGTGCACCTCGTCAATAAAAACTATAATGTTTGGGTTTGTCTGTAATTCTTCAATAATAACTTTCATCCTCTCTTCAAATTGTCCTCTATATTTTGTTCCCGCCACAACAGAGGTCAGGTCTAAGTTTACAATTCTTTTATCAATAAGATTTTTGGGACATTCACCGCTTACAATTTTCATTGCTAAACCCTCTACAATTGCGGTTTTACCACATCCCGGTTCTCCTAAGATAATTGGATTGTTTTTCTTGCGTCTTGATAGGATTTGTGCAATCCTCAAAATTTCTCGGTCTCTACCAATTACAGGGTCTAATTTACCTTCGGACGCAAGTTTATTTAAATCTCTACTGAAGTTGTCCAAAACAGGAGTAGAACTGTCGGAAGTCTTTTGCTTCCTACTTGTTTTCATGTCGTCATCATCCATTAGTTCATTCATGGTATATAATTTTTACAAAGATGTATCAAAAAATGTACACAAACAAATAATTTGTAATATTGTCATAATAAATTTTTTTTTCATGACAATCTGTCATTTATTTAGTTTCGGCACACAACTTGACTCTAATTATATAAATAATAAACCTCAAAAACAAAAAAAACTATGATTTTATCTAACAACGAATTGAACAGAATTTTCGACGACATTTTCAATGGGACGTCCAAACCTTATTTCAAAACCTCAGTAATTTCAAAAAATCCTGATGAGGAGAATTATGAAATAAATCAAACAAAAGATGGTGCATATCTTTTCTTTGAGGTTCCTGGTTTTAATAAATCAAATCTCAAAGTAGAAATGGAAGACGGAATTCTAATCATTCAAGGAAAAAGAATTTATAAATTGAATGGTGAAGAAAAAACAAAATCTGTATCAAAAGAATTCAAAATTGGAAAGGAATATAATTCATCTGAGATTGAGGCAACAATAGAAGATGGTCTACTAACGGTATTCGTACCTAATTACAAAAAACAAGAAAAAAAGAGAATCAATCTCCTGTGATAAAAAAACCCTCAACTTAGTTGGGGGTTTTTTCACACCAATCTATTATAAGATGAACTCTATCTTCATCACCATCATTCACCACAGAATGTGATAATTTATCATTATTCATTTCCCAAATTTCACCGACTTTCATATTGATGGATTCTTCACCTACATTGAAAATACATTTTTCATTTGTAATTATTGGTATGTGTATCCTTTTAGAAAATTTAAAAGTATTGTTTGCACTGTCAACGTGGGTTGGTATAATACTTTTTTTGTATAGTTTGACTAAAATAGCTCTGAGTAAATAACCTGAACCGCCGGTTTGTTTTTTTATAATTTCACAAATATTATTTAAATCCTCTTCGAAGAAGGTATAGTTTTTAGTAAACACTGGATTAAAGTTGGTAGAAAAAAAATCATTGTCATAAACTATTTTAATTGTTTGTGTATTGACCATATCAGTACACGCTTTTTGTCTCAAGGTAAATTCGTTCCAATCTACTTTTTCACTATTTAATATCGTCAGAATATTCGATATGTCATAATGTCCATAATATTTGAAAGATTCATTTACATTCATACTTATAATTATAATTCTTTAGTTAAAATAAATTTATTATGTCAGTGATTAGAGAAACTATAGAAGGTTCAAAAATTATAAATGAAATTAAATCATCGAATCTCAAGAGGACAGAATATGATGTTGAAACAAAAATGATGATTGTTGAATTCAACAATGGTTCTAAATACCAATATGAGGACGTACCCCATCAAATTTATACAAGATTCAGAATGTCGGAGTCACAAGGAAAATTTTTTTCAACTGATATTTCAAAAAAATACAAATTCAAAAAACTATAATTTTCGTGGTATTTATTGTGAATGAAGAAGTTTCAAAAAATTTTAGATAGTTTTTCTTTGCAAGAAAATTTGAATCCCAAGGTTTGGGATAACTACGAGGATATTGATAAGGCAACTCTAAAATCTGAAGTAAGAAAAAAATTACTTGAGATTGCTGAGGAATTTTCTGATGATTTAGGGGACGATGTCTTTATCGAAGATATTGTCTTGATGGGTTCTTTAGCAAATTACAACTGGTCAGAATTTTCGGACTTCGATTTACACTTGCTTGTTGATTTCGGAAAATATGGTGAAGATGAGGAATTGTATAGAGAAATTTTCGAGTTAAAAAAGAAAGAGTTTAATAATAAATATGATATCACCATTTATGGTTACGATGTTGAGGTTTATGCACAAGGTGCGGATGATGAACATTCCAGCAGTGCTGTTTATTCCATAATGAATGATGAATGGATTCAAAAACCAGTCAAGGAAAATGCGGAAATAGATTTTGATTTTTTAAAAAAGAAAGTGAAATCTTGGATTTCAAAAATTGATGATACAATAGAAACCGAGGATATCGATAAGATGAAATCTCTCAAAGAAAAAATAAAAAAATATCGTAAATCGGGATTAGAAAAAGAAGGAGAGTTTTCCTATGAAAATTTAGTTTTCAAATTTTTGAGAAGGTCGGAAATGATTGGAAAACTTTTTGAGGCAATAACAAAGGCTAAAGATAAAAAACTTTCAATCGAATCAAAAATCACTGAACAAAGTGATAGATTATTTGGTTCCGCAAGTGTTAAAATACCCGCAGATGGTGCTCATGCGGGTCAAAGTGGATGGGCTAGTGGTAACGCTTGGGATATTAAAGCACCTATCGGAGAACCGGTTTATGCAATTGCGGATGGAACTGTTAAAACCTTCAAAGACTACGGACCTAAGGTAAGGAAAACTCAAGGGAAAAAACTTTTTGGTATAGGATTCACTGTGAAGAGTGATAATTCATTACCCGATGTATATTATACTCATCTACAGAATGCTCAAGTACAAAAGGGTTCCAAAGTAAAATGTGGACAATTGTTAGGATATGTGATGGATTTTCCTGGAAGTTCCTATGACCACCTGCACATTGGAGTTGAGTATGGACACAATATAAGAGAATTTTTGAATGACGATGGTACTCTAAAATGTGCCAAAGGGGAAATTGAAGTTACCCCTAAATCAAAACAAAAAAAACAATCTAATAAAGACCAACAGATGGTTTGGAATACTTTATCAGATTCTGTTTTCTTGAAAAAGATTATGTCCTACGTGAAGGACGGTTTGTATTTTGAATATACTCCAGGACAAAAGATACCATATGAACAACCCGTAGAAGTGATACAATCAGGTTTACAATTTTTTGGGTTTTCTTTACCAAGATATGGTGTTGATGGTAAATTCGGACCTGAAACCCAAGGAGCTGTTAAAGATTTTCAATCAAGTGTTGGGTTACCACAAACAGGAATTTTTGGAGTAGAAGATTCCAAATACCTTTTGGCTATGTTGATACAGAAAGGTTTTACTGATTCTGATTTGAGAGGTCTTCAATATGATAGGGATTTCGGATTAGAGTCAAAAAATGACCAAGATTTTTATCAAACTTTACTTACCAAACTAGGTGCACCTGTAACAAATGAAAATATGAAGTTTTTATTGGCTTGGAGACAAGCTGAGGGTAAGGCAGGTAATTTTAATCCATTCAATACAACTCACAAACTCGAAAACTCAACCGATTTTAACTCTGCGGGGGTCCAAAATTATCAGACATTAGATGATGGTATGTACGCAACACTAAGAACCCTAACCAATGGGAGATATAATTGTATCGTAAACGGTTTAATAAATGATATAGGTGCTGCTGAAATAGCTAAATGTGCTTCTCTAGAAACTTGGGGAACGGGAGACTTAGTTGGTAAAGTAATCAGTGGTTATGAGAATGGAGCATCAATTAAAAGCCCAAGTCTCAGATAATTAGATTATTTCTCAAAACTACTATATTTATAAAGAAAAATTAGATGGCTTTATTAACATACCAAATAGCACCTTGTTTTGGCGGAACAACAATATTAGTTGATTTTGATAGTAGTAATTTACCTGCTGTAAATGGTTGTTATTTTTTGAGGTTCACGGGTGCAACTCAAGAGGGATGTTATGAGATAATTGATTATGCAGAACCAGCCACAGGAACTGATACTGTAAACTTCATGTCTATCAATCATGTTGATTGTGGGACTTGTTTAGCCATTGTTACACCTACCCCGACCCCATCAGTGACACAGACTAAAACCCCAACACCAACACCTACTCAAACCGACACCCCAAATGTGACCTCAACACCTACAGGGACTCCAAGTGTCACACCGACAACAACAAAAACTCCAACACCATCGGTGACAACAACGAATACTCCAACAAAAACTAATACACCTACACCTTCAATTACAGCCAGTAATACACCCACACCTTCAATTACTGCTAGCAACACACCCACACCCACACAAACAGGTACACCTGCTGCTACTCCAACACAAACTGGAACTTCAGCGGTTACTCCAACACCAACACCAACTGTAACCAAAACTAATACTCCAACGCCTACACAAACAGGTACCCCTCCAGCGACACCAACCCAAACACCAACACCCACCCAAACTCCATTTTATAGTGGTATATCAGTAAACCAAAACTATGAATATACTGCGGAAATGCTTGGTTCATTTAGTGGGGGAACATTACCACCTGGTACACTAGTACCACATCCAGGATATGCTGCGGATTTACCTAATGGTAACACAATTCAGGTAATACAGCTAAATGCCATAACATTAGGAGGATTTGACGGACTCAACAATTAAAACTTTTAAAAAACAATATAAAAATGGGAGACTTAAAACCAATAGGGAGTGAAAAACTCACAGGTCAAGACAAAATCAAAAGAATTCTTGAAATTGCAAAGTACAACGAAACAATTCCAAGTTCCGTGAATGAAAATGCAAAATCAGTATATTCAATAAATTTAGCTGACGGTAATGACTATCAGATTGTAAAAGAAAAACAAGGATACATTATCAAGAAAGTAGTTTCTGAATCTCAGTTAGATTACATTGAGCCTATGAAAAACAGAAAATATTTTTCCTCATATTCCCAAGCATTCAAAAGATTAAATCTATTGGCAGGTGAACTGAATAGATTAAATGAGAATGAGAATGGGGTTGAATTATATGGAGAACAAAAGAAATTTGTTTTGAAAACTCCTAAACCTGAGCCTGAGGCAGTAGAACCTCCGGCACCACCTGCAGAACCACCAGCAGTTCCGCAACCAGAATTACCTGATTCACCTGTCGGAGGTGAAGAGGAGGTTGACATGAGTGCTGAGGAAATGCCTGATGGTGAAATTGATTTAGGTGCTAGTATGGATGATTTAGAATTGGATGGTGGTGAATCTGCTCCTGAGGGAGAACCTGAAATGGATGACGCTATGGGTGATGAATCGGCTGCGTCAGAAGAGATGGTGACATTTAAGACCATTCAAAAGTTGACAGGTAAACTTACACAAAAAATTAGAGAGTTTGATGCTCAAGACGGAATGACTTCAGAAGATATCAAATATGTGATAAATATGGTTCTTTCTGCTTTGGATTTGAAAAATCTATCTGAAGAAGATAAAGAAGATATCATGTCAAAATTTGAAGAAGCTGAGGAGAGACCTGAAGGAGATATGGATATGTCTGACAATGAATTGTCAATGGATGATGAAGATATTAGTTCTGATTCAGAGGTTGAGGACATTCAAGCTGATATGGATGAACCAAAATCTGAAATGGGAGAAATGAATGTTGGAAATGGTTCAATACTTGACAGTATCTTCAAAGAATCAAAAGTAGATAAAGTTTTATCGAAATATTTTGAAATTACAAAGAAGGAAATCTTGGAATCAAGAGAAAAAAAAGAAAGAAAAAGTAAAATACAAGAAGTTACTTTAAGAAAAAAAATGACTGAAGTAGTGAAACTTTCTGAGTCTGTCAAACAAGAATTAGTTTCAGAAAAATTTTTGAGAGCAAACCCTTCTTTTAACGTTGTAGGTAAAACTAATAAAAAAAATATAGTTTTCGAGAATAACCAAAAACAAATTAAAATATCCCCAGAGGGAGAAATTTTATGAGTAAATTGGTTTTCGTAAATGGTTTAGGACCCAATTATAAAGGGGATAACATTTACGAATTCATATTTTCGGACGAAAATTTGGAAGACGTTTGGGGAGAAAATTGGGAATCAAAACCAAGTAATGGTTATCCATTACCTCCCGAGTTGAAATATATAAAAAAGGTAGGAGTTTTGAGAAATACTGATGTTAAATTGGAATTGATTCAGAACTCCGATTTTTTTTGTATGATAGATGCCTTGGATGATGTAGTTGCGATGGCATGGGAACCTGAGGAAGTAAGAGGTCAGAAGAGAATGGTGTTCAGGTTTGGAGAGTCAGAGCAAGTTATAAAAGATAAATTATACGAAAGAGATTTGATTCTCGAATTTGAAAAGAAAGTTGTATATGAAAATTAAAATTAAAGCATTAGAACTAATCGAGAAAGGAATTCCTTCCAAAACCGTTCTAAAGTTGAGCGAATCGGAAATAAATTTGTTACACTCAAAGTTGTTGGGAGAACAAACCAAAGCCGCTATGGTGCAAATTAAAAGTACCACTCCGAACGCAATACAAACCGTGAAAAATTTGACAACACAAGGTGTTCCTGTTCAGATGATAGAGAAGGAGTTAGAGGAGGAGGAAGAAGTTACGATGGACCCTAACCAAAAGAAACAAACTCAAGACCCTGAGCAAGAAGGACCTAGTTCTAATGATGGTTTTGGTCCTGACAAAACAGAAGACCCTTCTATGAATGATGATGGTATGTATAATTTCGAATCTATTGAAGAATCTAAAAAGAAAAAAGAAAAAAACCCGTGGGCGATATGCACTGCAAAAATGGGTGAAGAATTCGGAACTTCAGAAAGAAGTGAATGGACTAAGAAACAAAAAGCTAAATATGAAAGTTGTGTCATGGGAGTAAAAAAATCTTTGGAAGAGAGTAAAAAAAATGTATCTTTGTTTTTGGAAACTGAAATTCAAAAAATTGTAGAAAGACATCTTTCTCCAAAAATAACAAAAAGAGAACTCATGAAATATTTGGGAGAGTCAGAACCTGCTGTAGCACCTACGAAACCGGCTACACCTACGAAACCGGCTACACCTACGAAACCAAAACCTAGACCAATGAGACCTGGACAAAATCCAAATCCGGGCGAAAAAGAGGCACCAATGGCCGTGGAACCTGAAAAGGCTAAAAAGAAAGTGATTTCTACAATAATGAAAATGTTGAGAAAAAAATGAGAAAAAGAACATCAGAAGCAATTGATTATGGTAACTATCCTGAAAGGATGGACCCAAACTTAGAAAGAAAACTTTCAAGTCCTGAGGGTTTATATGCAAGTTCTCCGGCATTCCAAAAAGGTGCTGAAGATGTGGAAAGACTCGCAACAGAAAGATTTAAGAAAGTTGTTGACAAATTACGTCAAGTCAAAGGTATGGAAAGACTAACTCCTAATGTAATCCAAAGGATTTACATGGAGGAGATGAGTAAGGTTCCTATGATTTTGAGAATTGAGTCCCAACACAAAGAGGAACTTGAAAAGTTAGCTACAGATGTATCACTTGAAGAAACTGAGACTCCTGAAGGTTGGTATCAAATTGAAGCAATGTTAAATAGAGAACCTATTGACGTAAATAATTTCAGATATGAACCAGAAGAACCTGAAGATGAGGAAGAAGAGGATGACGAGGAAAAAAAACAAACTTTAAGTTTCGACGACTTCGATATTGAAAATTTAACTCCACAAGAAGAACTCGAATTAGAAAAACATAAAAGAAATATTATAAACGCTGTTGTACAAGGTGCTGCAAAAAAAGGACATTATTTATTCCAAAAGCCTGAAGTTAAAAGAAAGTTGGATGCAATAGACTCAAGATTGTTTCCTGCTTACTTGGGTGTTATGGCAGTAAATGATTTATTGTATTTCACTATGGAACAGATGATTGAACAAATGTCTGCCACAGGAAATGGTGTTGCCGGTAAAGTATCATTAGAAGATGCAGACGACGAGGGAGGCGGAGAAGGAGAAGAAGAATCTCAAGAGAAACCCGATACAAAAATAGTAGCTGAAGGTTTATTCTTTCCGATTTTATGTCATGAGATTATTAAAGGAATTAAAAAAGCTAATGCTAGATTTGGTCTTCCGAAAGACCCTCAAATGCGTGAAAAGGTAAAAGGTGCCGTTGATGTTTTATCTAACGAACCCATGCAGTTGAGATTAGGACCTGAAATTGTTGAAAAAATTAGATTTGCCTTACCTGACGAAATGTTCGATTCAGACAATAAAGGTTTAATAAACTGGTTCGAAATTGAATTATACCAAATTCCAGCTCGCGAATTTCTTCAAATTATTGGTAACACCATTTCAAATGACAATGCCAAAGTTTCCAAAGCTAAAGAACGTTTTCAAGAGATTATGAAAAAGGCTATGGAGTTGAAAAAAGAATATGATGACTATTTGGAAGACCAGAACAAAGATGGTGATTCCGATGATGACGATGATGATTTGGATGATTTCTTGAGTAATTTGGGTATAAGTCGACCCAAATGATTCTGAATGACAAAAGAACAACTAATTATTGAATATACAAAGTGTATGAGGAATACTCCCTATGCACTCAAAGCATATTTACAAACTTACGATAACACCGTATCAAAATATGTCCCTTTAGATTTATTTCCTGACCAAGTAAGATTGATTGAAGATTATGATTCGTACAACGAAAACATTGCTCTGAAATATAGACAGGCGGGTGTTTCTACTGTAACTGCCGCTTGGGCATCAAAAAAATTAGTTTTTGCAAAAAAACAAAAACCTGAAAAAATTCTAATTATTGCCAACAAACTTGACACTTCTGTCGAGATGGCTAACAAAATAAGGTCATTCACTGAACAATGGCCAGAATGGGTTGGTATCGGTTTTTCTGCAGAAAAAAACTCCCAAAGACATTTCAAACTTTCGAATGATTGTGAGGTTAAAGCGGTTGCAACATCCAAGGACGCCTTACGTGGTTACACGCCAACAATATTGATTTTTGACGAAGCTGCGTTCATTGAAGCAGATAATGATTTCTGGTCTGCTTGTATGGCATCTCTATCAACAGGTGGTAAAGTGATAGTTGTTTCAACCCCTAACGGATATGACCCAATCTATTATGAAATTTATGACCAAGCATTGAGAGGAATGAATGAGTTTAAAATCTCGGAGATGTATTGGTATAGAGACCCAAGATATACCAAGGATTTGTTCATGGTCAAAACTAATGACCTCGTTCATTTTTTATTGAATAGAGAAGATTATCCCAAAGACGTTGTAGTTGACCTCTCAATAGATAATCCATATGAGAGAGACCATTCAATAACCACAGATTACATCAATAAGGGTTATAAACCATGTTCTGCTTGGTTTGAGGGAATGGTCAAAAAATTGAAATTTGACAGAAGAAAAGTTGCACAAGAATTGGAGTGTAATTTCTTGGGGTCAGGGGACAATGTTTTTGAATCTGAGTTGATGCAAAATATTGCTAAGAATAGCCTTAGAGAACCTCAAGCTAAATTGATGGGAAGCTCATTGTGGATATTCAAAGAGCCTGAAAATAATCATAAGTACGTTATGGGGGTGGATGTTTCAAGAGGAGATTCAGAAGATTTCTCATGTATTGAGATTATTGATTTTGACACAAAAGAACAGGTTTTGGAATACGTCGGTAAAATCCCACCAGATGTACTTGCTGAAATTGCTTATAAGTGGGGTACTATGTATAGAGCCTTTTGTGTGATTGATATAACTGGTGGGATGGGAATTTCAACTGCCCGTAAAATGCAAGAATTGAATTATGAAGGTGGATTGTATGTTGACAACATAGACCCGAACAAGAAATGGAAGTGGGACCCTAAAGCAAATGAAAAAATACCTGGTATAAATTTTAATTCTAAAAGGGTTCAAATTATTGCATCGCTTGAGGAAGCGGTGCGACATGATTTCAAAATTTATTCTAATCGATTATATAATGAAATGAATACTTTCATCTTCATAAATGGTAGACCTGACCATCAAAAGGGACACCACGATGATTGTATTATGGCTATATCCATGGCAATTTATGTTGCAGAAAAATCATTCCAATCGATACAAAAAGTTGTCAATCATACCAAGGCAATGTTGAATTCTTGGACATCGACCGTGAATGAAAATAAAAATACATCAGATTATTTCAACCCGATGGTTCCACAGTCTAATCGTAACTCAGGTATGTATCCTACAAATGGTCCAACTAAGGCCGATTATCAAAAATATGGATGGTTATTTGGAGCTAAATAACTATTTATATTATTGATTAGACAAGTAAAATTAAAAGATGAGTGAACAGAATTTAACTATTTGGCAGAGGTTATCCAAAACCTTTGGACCCAATTCTTTATTAGGTCAGGATTATCCTACATATAAGTTTGATAAAAAAGTATTACTACGTACCACCGACCGAGCTGAATACGAAAGGGAAAAATTACAAGCACAACAAAGTTTTTATTTAGCAAATCAATGGGCTAAAGTTGAAAACAATTTATATTCTCAAGCCATTTATTATGAACCATCAAGACTCTCCGCACAATATGATTATGAGTCTATGGAGTATACACCTGAAATTTCTGCGGCGTTGGACATTTATGCTGAGGAATCAACAACTACCAATGAGGATGGTTTCATATTACAGATTTATTCAGAATCAAAAAGAATCAAATCAGTTTTAGCCGACCTTTTCAACAATACATTGGATATCAACACCAATTTACCAATGTGGACAAGAAATACATGTAAGTATGGTGATAACTTTGTTTACCTCAAACTCGACCCAGAAAAGGGAATTGTTGGTTGTCAACAACTACCTACAATCGAAATTGAGAGAAGAGAAGTTGGTACTTCACAAAAAATTACAGTAGAACCCGATAGACCTGAAGATAGAAAAGCACTTCACTTCGATTGGAAAAATAAAAACATGACTTTTCAGTCTTGGGAAATTGCTCACTTTAGACTGTTGGGTGATGATAGAAGGCTACCATACGGAACTTCAATGCTTGAAAAAGCCAGAAGAATTTGGAAACAATTATTGTTATCCGAAGATGCGATGTTGATTTATCGTACTTCGAGAGCTCCAGAAAGAAGGATATTCAAGGTATTTGTCGGAAACATGAATGATGACGATGTTGAAGCGTATGTACAACGTGTGGCAAACAAATTCAAGAGAGAACAAATTGTTGACAGTAAGACAGGTCAAGTGGATATGAGATTCAATCAGATGGCCGTTGACCAAGACTATTTTGTACCTGTACGTGACCCAGCAGCACCTAGTCCAATAGATACCTTGCCTGGTGCACAAAATCTATCAGAAATTGCGGATATTGAATATATTCAGAAAAAACTGTTGACAGCTTTAAGAGTACCCAAAGCGTTTTTAGGGTTTGAAGAAGTTGTGGGTGACGGTAAGAATCTTTCTTTGCAGGATATTAGGTTCGCCAGAACAATAAACAGGATTCAAAAAAGTATGTTACAGGAACTGAATAAAATTGCAATTGTTCATCTGTTTCTTTTAGGTTTTGAAGATGAACTTGATAATTTTACTTTGGGTCTTACTAATCCATCCACTCAAGCTGATTTACTCAAAATTGATGT